GTCCCTGAGACACGGCATCAAAGAAATATTCTGCAGTGTAGTCGGCGCCATTGAAAGCAATGTCCGTGATTATCGATCCGCTGTTGGAACCATTGCCGGCGCCCTCGCTTGGTGGCGGTCCGCCAATTGGCACAACGATCACATTAAAGCTCTGATCTACATATTGAGCGTACACAGGAACGGGGCAAACATCAGGCGCAACCATCACGGGGCAACTGCTAGTGATGGTCACGCATAGATCGCCAGGCTGAAACTGTATATCGTCTAAGGCGGGTATGTTGAGGATTCCCGCTTGACCAAAGCCCGCGTCAACGAATGGCCCAGACGCAACCAGGTTTCCATTCGTAAGGGCATCGTATAGAGCCCACCCGCGCGCGTTGACCTCTGTCGCATATGGCCCCATGGCCAAGTTGTCAGCATTGCACCGCGTAGTAACTTCGGACGCTCCCGCTATCGTGGTTGTGGTCCAGTTGGCCGCGGCTATGCGCGCATATCCTGCCGGGCTAATCTCTATTGCTCCAAACCCGTTTACGGGCATCGTATCGAGAAGGCCCACAAAAATATTTGCGGCCGGAGATAGAACGGCCTCTAGTGCCTGCGCGCGTCCGTGTGGTTCAAGTCCTGACATTTTTCTAACTCCAGGTTATCGATCCCAGTGTAGGCAGCTCGCCCAACGCGTATACCTGGTCCGTTGTGGGGAGGATGAGTACATTCGAATCCTCCCCAGGCGCGCGGCTAATGGCCTCTGTGATCTTTGACAGGGAAAGCGTGAACCCCTTCGCGCTCGCCTCCCTCAAAAGCATGTCGTTGAGCTCAAGCTCTACGGCCGTTCTCACCTCTGGCGTATCGGGCGAGATGATGATCTCCGGATTTATCTGCACCTCTGTGGGAGCAAGCGAGATCGTTGTAACTGGCGTTGGCGCCTTGGCTGCGATGTCCACGCCCACAAGCGCCACGAGCGGCGCACCTGGGATGACGCTTACGGGATCGCCATCTGTCACAAAAAAAACACCGACCGTGCCGGGCCCGCTGATGTTTGGCACTTCCCAAGCGCGAGTTACACCCGAATACTCGAGCGCCCAGGCTTCCCAGTCGCCAGGCTTCCCGATCAGTTTCCCGCCCTGGATCCTGAACAGCAGACGCTTGAGCAATAGATCATCAGACTCTAGATCTGCGCCCGTTATCAGGCCAGAGCTCACGCCCGTTATTAGATCAAAAACGCCTTGAACTGTTACCTCTGAACCCACGTTAGGGATCGGGGTGCTGAATTCTAGCTTGGTGAAAATGTCCTTATTTCCGGCAGAGCCGGTGTCCACCGCTTCGATTGGCACGATAACCTGGCCGCCTGCGCCGATCACTGCCGCGGCAGTGGTCACGAAAAGTAGATCATCATTCGGGCTCGTTAGCCCCGATGAGATCGGTATCGCGGTGCCTATCGTTCCCGTCGCTTGAACGCTGCCCTGAGATTTTTGAGGTTGCAGCCTAGTGATCCCCCAAACGCTCGCGTGATGGTCTAGGCCCTCAGTGTCTGCCGTGTCCGCGAACTGCTGGCGCATCGCGTAATCTATCCGCCCATTTTTCAAGTGACTGGCGCCTGCGATAGCTACGCAGAAGGCAAACTCAGTAGACAGAGGTATAGCGGGCTCGTCGCCTGGTAGTTCTGCGCGAAAATCCGCGAACACGCGCCTTTGGATCTCGGCAAGTGTCGGCCTTTCGATATTAGATGCCACTGATTGTTTTCCTCCAGCGTGGGGACCAAAGCGCGTCCGGGTCGTTAGGTCTAAATAGCTGCAGCTGAAAAGCTGCTGTGTCGTTGTCTACTCTCTCGGAGATTGCCACCGCGCGATCGATCATCAAGATATCAACCATCCACTTGACTGCATCCACCGCGTAGTCTCGCAAGAGAGCCAGGGTCTCCGCCCGATTCTTTGAGCGGTCAAGGGTCCATATGAGCGAGCCGATCTGATATTGCGGAAGGTCGAAGCTCTCGCCCCAAAACTGATCCCCCCACCAGCCCCGCAGATCGAGGGGCCCCCCGGGCAAGTCGACGCCCGGCGGAGCTCGGCGATCGGTGAACAGTGACAATTCTACAAGAGAGATTAGCCCCTCATCTGTCGCTAGGTTCCCGGTGAACGGCGGGAATCCCGTCTCGACTTGCGAGATATCCCCTCGCTGCTCGAGATTGTCGAAGCGGTGCAGTAAAGCCGGCATCATCCCACCTTAGTTTTCCTTGTGATAACAGGCGCGATAGTCCCAATGTTAGTCGGGATTGGCAGCGGAAATGCTCCAGGCGGGACATTCAGCAGGGCGCTGGCGGCCGTCATCCACGCAATGAGCTGCGCGCTAGGTATCACGCTGTCACCGCCTGCCGCTGTATAGGGTAATAGTGGATCCACCGCGCTTCCAGTATACACGGTGCCCGGCACGCCTAGCACGCTGCCTGGGCTTATAGATATAGACCCGTCTGCGTGGCACCGTATCACCTGACCGTGAGTGCTGTAGAAGTCGACTTCACCCGGAAGCTTGCCCTCTGGCACGCCTCCGCGGGGGGCAGCGCCTAGCACCGCCACCTGATCGCCTGACCCGCCAACCGCTAAAGCCACGGCCTCAGCGCCCGGCGGAAGGAAGCTCGAGACGCCGTAAGGCTCAAAAACCTCAGCTCCGTCTCGCTGTATCCCCTGCAACATGTCGACAGTTGCGGTCTGTCCATTAGCGCCAACCGTCGATGATGTGATCCGCGCGCGCGTCACCATCATCGCGAGGCGCTGCCTCAGCTTGCGGATCATTCCCTTGATCGCGTTCCAGCTTGTGCGATCTACCATGTTAACACGCCCTCTTTTTTTCTGGGTTTAGTGGGGGGCGTGAGGCCTACGAAAGCCTCCGGGTTAACTAGATCTATCTGCGTTTCCGTGCCGCTTGCCTTGCTCTGAGTAAAGCTCACAGACTCGACAATAAGACCCTTTTTCTTGAGCCTCAAAAGAGAATCGTTGCAAATGACAGTCCTTCCCGGTTCCCATATTTTGCCCGGGGCTGACTCCCACCCAACCACCTTGTAACTTACGCGCTCGCTTTGTCCCGCCCGCGTGTTCCGCGTCCACTCGGCCGCGCGCCTCAGAGTTCCGGTTGTGCTCGATCCGTCCTGAATGAACACGAGCGGCCTATACCTAGTCACGCGTGGATCGTTGGCCGACTGCTTACCCTCGCGCGCCGCATCCCCGAGCACTGTAGAGCTCCCCTGGTTTTGGCCAAACGCGATGTAAAGATCGTGGCGCTGTCGATGGTCGCTGCGTCGGCTCCCGCTCTTAATCCGTGCCCCGCCGCGGTCTAACATGATTGCGCTAGCAGCTATCAGCCCCGGCGGCCTGCCGATCTCAAGCTTACCGTCGACCGTGGTCCGCAATAAGACTCCGAGCTTAAGCGCTAGCCTGCCCAGGCAATCGCCGGGACTCTCGCCGATCTCCACTGAGTGACGGCGGATCGGCGTGTTAACCAGCGCATCAATATTAGCAGACACTACCGGGGTGATCCCATAGGGGGCGCAGATCTGCCGGGCGATTGTTAAGAATGTCTTCTCTTTCCACGTCGAAGGATCAGGCACTACGCTTGAATCAACCAGATCGCCGCTCTTGCTCCGCCCCTCTACTGAGAATGAGTGAGATGTTTTCCCGTCCGCTGATGCGCTGTATTTCCACTCAGCGACATCTACATACCCGGTAATCACCTTGTTAAGGCCGATTGAAACGACGCACTCGTCACCCTCTTTGATTGGGTAATCCTTGCGCGTGTTCACGTCGACATAGCCGAGTGAGAACGAATCCGCCAACGAAGTAAGCGAGCGCGAGATGCTAACGCTCGTCCACTCATCAAGGCGCTTTCCGTTGACGGAAAGGCTCACCTTGGGACTAACCACCGATGACCTCTATCGTTCTTGGCGGAACAAACATTGGATCAACCACGTTGTTGCGATCCACTATCTCCAAGTTATGATCGTTGTTTCCGTATATCTGATAGCCAACCACTAGCGCGGGTAGGGCCTTGTATGTGGTGTATGTCGTGAGCTGCGGTAGGTCCTGCGCCACGCCTGCCAGGTACTCAACAACGTTAGCCTTTAGCTGCCTGACCTCGCTGTACATCTGATCGTCAAGATCTGGATCTATCGTTATGTCGTCGAAGAAACCCAAGAATTCCGACTTGAAAAGGTTCACCTCGTCCGTGCTGCCAAAGGTCATATCAGTGACGGCGGAGGCGGCCCCCGACAGAAACGAGATCCGATTAGCAAGCCACCATTGGATTGAATTCTCTTGCTCAAGCAAAGACTGGGGAGTCGCTAGCCTCGGCGCCGTTGGGCGCTCCTGCCTGAAAATCTCCTTCATCGCCTGGGTGAAAGTGTTCTGAGCTCGCTTGTTTCTGCTTGGCAGGTCATCCACCGACGACGTTATGCCGGCAATAATCCCGATTGCGGTGCTCGTCATCGACGTGACCATATCGCCAGGCTTTCTAAGCAGCGCTGACGCCTGATCGGCGAACCCCGTCACGGCGGATCCAAACGCCTCTGTTAGGTTCATCGCTGCTTGTATCTTTCCCTCGACCACACGCATCGCAGCAGTCGCCAGGCCAATCGTTCCGATAATCTGCTTCACGAAGGTGCCCACCTTAAAGCGCCTTTTGTATGATGCGATCAGGGCCAGATTCACTAAACCCACCTGATTGAGTAGATCAAAACTGGCATCGCGGATCAGAGGAAAGGCCTGATCCTCTGTCACCACAAGCTTGAACCGAAATTCGCACATGCCACCATTAGACCGGCTATTAGATAGAGAATACGCCCCATCTAGCGCCACTTGCCTAAAGGTGCCTCGGTAAGGGTGTTCGAATTTGTGGGTCTTGGGCTTGCGTAGGATCTCGATGAAATCATCCATGTCGACGAGATAATCCTCGCCAATGAACCGCGCGACGATATCAAATGATTCTTCCCCCTCGCTTATGCCTTCGTAGACAGGTCGGCCACTGGTGGCGATTCGGTGAATAACTCCATCCGCCCCGCCGCTGTCGTTCACATTCTCATAGATAAACTTCTTTCCGTCGAGCTTCCCGAATTCTTTTTGATCGTCTCGCCAGCCCATTAGTTCAACCCTACCCCGTCGCCTGTGGTCGCGTTTACTTCGCCTTCATGATTGGATGATGTCACGCTGTTAACCTTGATCCGGCCATCCTCCACGCTCACCTTAACATCAATCGCAGGGCGCCCCGTAGATC